TTGGCTAATGTTGGCGGTGTCGCGATAGTTGCCGTGGGTCTTCTGCTTCGTCGTATCCATTTTCTTTTCCTTTCACACAAAATTTCTGCTTGTTTGTTTAATGTAACTCTCAGCTTCCGCCACCAATTCAGAAATGGTCGGCGGAAACTTTGCTTTCGTTAAGATGCCCTCTGCGGGGTCTGCTAACCTGTGCAGGACTTCTACGGGATATCGTTCCAAAGCTTTCGCTGCGTTTTCCAAGAACGCTGACGGGTTTGGCAGGTGGTTGATGTTGTACGATTGGTAAATCTTCCCCACCGCCCTTTCCGGTGTAGTCCTCTCCAAACTCAGCGGCCCATTGCGCCTTTCGTCTTTCGCTTGCTGCTTCCAATTTTGCGAAGGCATCCTCTATCTCCTTTTGTTTGGCAGTCTTTTCAAACCGCACATTTTTCCTCTCTTTTTTGCCGCCCAGAATAGCGACGATGTACGGGATCGCATCAGTCGGCTCTTGATCTACAGCCGCCTGTATTGCGTCCATTACCTTGTCTTGATCTTGCCCCGCCATCTTGAGACATCGACCAATAAATGAGTTTACGGTGGCTTTTGCAACGCCCAACGATATTAGCATTCCCACCGCCTGATCCCAGAACGCCTTGGAATTGTCTATAGGCGTCTCTTCAGGAATATCAAAAATGCTAATTAGTGGATCTTCCAACTCCGTAGGAGTTGTATCTTGTTCTAAGTCTTGTTGTTCATGCCGCATTTTGCGGGTAGGGGTATCCGCATTTTGCGGGTAGGGTGCTTTGATGTCAGTGAATAGCAAATCGTATAAGTTACTGTTTTTCCCACCATCCTCTTTCTGGCGGCCATGCTTTCTTACAAGCCCTTTCTCAATCAATTTATCAATCGTCCGGTGAACCGTATCAATGCTTACATTGACCAATTCAGCCACCTTCTTTAACGAAGGGAAACAACCACCGTTTTCTGTGTGGAAATCAGCCAAACCTATCAAAACGCACTTTTCTGTCGGCGAAAGTCCGCGCTGTTCCCACGCCCAAATTTTTGCAAACCCGCTCACGATTTGCCTCCTTCACTATTAATTAAAATCCAATAGCTATTAGCAATTTGAACTCCCCTTTCATCGTATCTTGGTTTTTTTCTTATAAGATTAGCGGTTTTTAACTCTTTTAATGATAAAGAGACGCTATTTATTGATAAACCAGTGTTGAAAGATAATTGTCGCTTTGTGAGAGAACAAAAATAATTTTCATCATCTGCGTGAAAGGCAAGAACAATCAAAACAAATTTAGCCCGCCAAGAAAGGTTGGTTTGATTTGTTGCCCAATATGTAGCTATTTGAGACATGACGACATACTACCTATTGTAAGGCGGTCGTCTTTGGACTATATGAAAAGTAGTCCTGAACTTCCGCTGCTACCAAGTTTAAGGATCAGGGATTGCCGTCCCACTTCCTCCAACGGCCCCTATTCGGGGTCGCTTATGTTTTTTAACCTAACACGCTTCTTCTTTTTGGTCAACTTCGGATTCCACCCAATAAGGTGTTCCGTGATTTTGACCCCATGATAAAGTTCAGCGGCCTTCTTCCTGAGACGATATGCCGCATCCTTGGCGGTCCCAGTGGATTTCACGTCTTCGTAGATACAATCACCAGTTTTCGTATCTATGTACGAAAAATCACAAGTGTATGTACAATATTTCTTATCCTCAATGTAAACGTCAAAGCCGTACTGCAATTGCAAATCTTTAATTGCGCCAGCCTTTTCCGCCAACTTTAATTCCAGATATCGCTTCGCCTCACCCTTGCTATCAAAAGTGATCCCATCAAATGTCCGGTCGGCCTTAGGCGATACTTTAAACTTCGGGGGCATCATCAGCGTCCTTTGGGAAGAAGTCATCCTTCGTTAATATAATCCCACGTTGCTTCGCCGCAACCATTAACTCAATCTGGCGGCGTGTAGGGATAAATCCACCCGTCCCACCTTTCTCAGTGGGCCACGTCCATTTGTATATCGCTTGTGTAGACATCGCCAGCATATCAGCAACACGGCGGGGGCCGCCAAGTTTCTTGATTACCCGTTGTGCAACCATATGAACCATTATTTTTCTCCGATCTATGTTGACAACTTATCAACCAGATGTTTAACTGTCAAGCATCAACAACGGGGAAATTTAAAATGGTTGAAACTTCAAAACCTTGGACTTGGGAAGAACTTAAACTTGTTTCGGATTTGGCATCCAAAGGCTTTACCGCAAAGAATATTGCGCTTGAGTTAATTGGCCGTAACAAAAACTCCGTCATTGGTATATGCCACAGACGGGGGATCAAATTACTGCAAAGAACCATTCAAAAAGAAAAGCCATATCTCCCTCTTTCTAACAAGGAGCGGGAAAAGAAAAAACAGACTAATTACAATATTAACAAACCAAAGAGAGTTCGCTTACCGCCTATAAAAGTTCTTGAGACACATAAGGATGAGAATTTCGTCCCACTGTATAAAACATTGGAAGATTTACGATACTTTGAATGCAAAGCGATTGTTGGGCCAATTAAGAATATGGAAACACCATATTGCGGTCATCCGGTTGTTGCGGGTAAATCATGGTGTCCGTATCATTTTAAAATTTATACAGTTCCATCAAAAAGCCGCGCCGCATGAGACAGAGTGAACGGGAATGGGCGGTATTTACTGAACGGTTTAAAAGTTCACGACGCGCAGTATTTAAAGTAGCGGAGTATATCTGGCGGGAGAAGGGATTGGGCGTAACTATTCCTTCTATGGAATTGGCACCAAGCATTCATCAATCAGCGCACTACGTCGATAAGGGTGACATTATTTGTCATACCGCCCGTGGTAATGAGTTTATTATAGAAGTGAAGGGAGTAAGTACGGAATTTACTTGTGCGGAAGATTTTCCGTTCAAAACAATGATTGTCAATGAAGTTGTAAAAGCTGACCGGATTGATGCTTTTGCATATTTCATTGTGAATAAAGCATTGACTCATGCGTTTGTTTTAAAGACAGACACTAAGGATCAATGGGGCATAAAAGATGTGCATGATAAAAGACGCGGTGATACTGAAGAAATGTATTACTGCGAATTATCTTGCGGAGAATTTGTTGAACTATAATTCAGTAGTTGACAATTTATCAAATCAGTGGCATCTATCATTCACTAACAACGGGAATCAAAAACATGGCACTTACGAAGGAACAAAAAGAGTTCCGCTCCAAACTATTGGGCGGCTCTGATGCTAATACAATCATGGGCGGCGACGAAGAGCGTCTCCTGAAACTTTGGAAAATTAAAACGGGGCAAGAAGAAGACGATGATCTGTCCGACGCACTTCCAGTACAAATGGGGGTTTTTACAGAACCTTTTAACATACAGTGGTTTACGAAACAGACAGGTCGTCATGTTACGGATAACGGCGTTCAGAAAGTTAGTGTATCTCACTCTTTCATGGGATGCACCCTTGACGGACTCACAGACGACGGCCTCACTGTTTTCGAAGCTAAACACGTTTCTGCGTTCGCTAAGGACGATGAGATTATGGACCGCTACTATCCCCAACTAACACACAATATGCTTGTGTGCGGGATAGAGAAAGCCGTCCTGTCTGTGTTTTACGGTAACCATAAGTGGGACAAGTACGACATAAATCTGGATGCGATTTATGCGGATATCCTCATAGGGGCGGAACAACGTTTCTGGGAATGTGTCAAAAGTGGCACACCGCCAGTTACGATAACGGTGCGGCCTCCGGTGGATGCGGTGCGCCGCGTTGATATGACGGGTAACAATGCGTGGGCAAATTTTGCGAATCAGTTGCAACTAAACTCAGTTGGTAAAAAACTATACGACGAAGCCGCTTCTGGTTTGAAGGGACTCATGGAGGAGGACATGGCAGAAGCGTTTGGATACGGGGTCAGCATTAAGCGCGATAAGCGGGGTGCGTTGAGACTGAAGGGGGATTGAGATGGATATTGTGGAAAAACTTCGACTGGTTGATTGCCAGTTTTGGTGGAAACCGTTGGGGCATGGGATTGATACAGATTTGGATGTTCCCGCTTATGAGTTAGGCGCGTTATCACATGAGGCCGCCGATGAGATTGAGCGAGAAAGAGGGCGGTCGGACCATCTTATTGAGCATGGTATCCGGCTTGCCAAAACTATACGTGAATTGGAAAAAATTTGCCCAAATGTACCCCGTTACTTTTGGCTTTCTGCAAAAAAATCTTATTCAGTCTTTATGCAGGAAGAAACGGATTGGTTAAAAAGAAGGGTTGAATGGGAGAAAAAATGTTTTGGTGATCCGCCGGAACCAGTATTTAGGGAGAATGATTGATGTCGGAAGGCGTTGAGGTGATGAAAATCGTGATGTACCCAGATGGGTTCCAAATAGAAATGCACCCATTGGTGGCGGAACCTGAGGGAGAGTTTGTAAGGGATCGTTTGGCGGAATTGATGCCAGCTATCTTGAAGCAATTGAAAAACCCTGATCAAGTTCAGGAAATATCTATAGATGGCGGGAATGCCCACGGTGTTCTTTGGCCCATCCAAACCAACAGCAACCCAAATAAAAAAGCAAATTGAAAGGAAAAACTATGAAGACCAGTTTAGAAATTGATGCCCTGTCAACAGCTTTAGCCGCCGCACAGGGTGCATTGAAGAACCCGCCTAAGAACAAGATCAACCCGCACTTTAAATCCCGCTACGTGGACCTCTCTGACGGTCTGGATGCAATCCGTGAATGCTACGCAAAGCATGGGTTGGCGTTTATCCAAGGCACGTCCGTAGTGGATAGTATAATAATCCTTAACACCCGTATTGTTCACAAGAGTGGACAATGGCTTGAATCGGATTATCCAGTTGGTGGTTTTGGACGCCCACAAGAGATGGGTTCCGCAATGACCTACGCCCGCCGCTATGCCCTGTTTGGCTTAGTCGGTGTCGCGGGTGAAGACGATGACGATGGCAACGCTGCTCAGGCGGCTGAGACGACACCCGTAAAGGGCAAGGTAGCGCCAAAGCAAATGGAACCCGGCCTTACTCCGAAAGATAGTGAAAATCTGATGGGCGTGATCAAGGGTGCTATGGAAATGTGCGAAGACGGTCAGCAATTATCTGATTGGGCAACGGAGAACAAAGATAAGATCGCAATGCTTCTCCCTACCCATCGCAAAGAATTGCAAGACTATTACAAGTCACGCAGGGACGAACTGAAAGGCAATGGCTGAGGTTATTTATGTCCGCCGTAATGGGAGCAAATTGGAACCTTGCTCCTTAGCGGACGAAGGTGCTTTGTTGGAGTTCCCTACGGGGAAAGACTTATCCGTTACGATAAGCCGCCCCCGTAGTAGCAAGCAACATAGGTTCTTCTGGGCGCTGATCCAGAAGATTTGTGAGAACCACGATACATACCGGAGGCCGGAGCAACTACTACTTTGGTTGAAGATACGCCTTGGGTATGTGGAAGAGGTAAGGTTCCATGACGATAAAGTTTGGTGGGTTGCAAAATCCATCAGCTTTAACGCTATGGATCAAGAAGAGTTCCGTAAATTCTTTGAGAATGCCTTGGATGTAATTTCGGAAGAAGTAATACCAGAAATAAACCAGTATGAACTGCTACATGAGGTAGAACAAATGCTTGGTTTCAACATTGTAGATACATGGAGTTAAAATGGCTTCAAAAGAAGAGTTAAAAGCAATGGCCGATAATATTCTTTTGCGGGACAAATTAAGGTCAATGCGGGGTAAATTGGGTGCTATTACAAAGAACCGTAAAGCAACTAAACATCAAAAAGCAATTGCACAAAGCGCACTGAAAGGTAAATAAAATGGCGTGGGAAAAGAAACACGGCGACGTAACATTGTTCGCCAACGACCGTAAGACGAAAGACACTCAGCCTGACTGGCGGGGTACGATTCATATCCAAGGCAAGGATTATGAGATCGCGTTGTGGAATAAAACATCTAAGAACGGGAATACGTTCATTTCCGGACGGATGGGCGATGAAGCGAAGCCGCCAGAGGCAAAGGGTTCATTCCCTAATGCGCCACGTCCTGCCCCCAAGCCAACGTCCTCCATTAAGGACGCATTGGACTCAGACTTGCCGTGGTAAAAAGAGCGTCAATATCGACGAAAAAACGGGTAGCCCTGTTCCAAAAACATGACGGGGTCTGTCACATATGTGGAGGTAAGATAAATGTTGGAGAGGCTTGGGAGTTGGAGCATAGAATTCCTCTTGCGATGGGCGGGGAAGATATTGAGGCTAACTGGGAATTGGCCCATATTAAATGCCATAGAACAAAAACGACTGATGACGTGGGTAAAATTGCAAAGGCTAAGAGGCGCGAAGCACGTCACCTTGGAGTTAACGTATCTCGGACGCCGTTACCTTTTGGTAAAAAGTCCGAATTCAAACGTAAATTAGACGGAACTATAGTCAGGAGGGATGAAAAATGATGACTATCAACGCGGTGTCAGATTGGATTTCTGATGCCAAAAAAGGAGATGAAACCACCTATTATACAGGGTGGCTAATCAAAGACAGGGGCAATAGTAATTCTGAATTGTCTCAAATGGCTAACTATGTTTGGGCCATGAAAGAACGGGGTCTTGTTTATTTGGCTCAACGGAAAGCGCCAAGCTGGACAAAGCATCACGCAGAATATCATTACATTATGCAGCGTAGCAGCAAGGATAGGATTTGAAATGGCTTTAATATTACCAGAGGGTTTTAACCCAGACGAAAAAGAAAGTCCGTTAGAGAACATCTACGATCACGCTTTCCCACTGGCGGACAAGTTGTCCTACGCGATCAATGAATCCACGATGGATATGATCAAGGATGGAACGGTCACGGACAAAATGTCAGACGCAATCATTATCCATTCAATCGCGCTGATGCTGATTACGTGCATGATGAACCGTGAAGTCCTTGATGATAACACCTTGGACGTAACTTTTAAAAAAGTTAAGGGAATCACTCAGGACTACCTGAAGCACCTGCTTGAAGCGGGTAAGGAGCAATTTAATTGATCATTCAATTGAACCCAACCCTGCCTCTGCTGACCCCCAAAGGGCCAGCATTGGCGCACTTCCTCATTGATTACGGGGAAGAGCATCATTTGATGTGGGTATGCATTCAGGACACCAGCGGGGAGATCTGGACTTGGCCTAATACGCAGGTAAGGTCACAGACGAACCCATCCTTAGGGCGTCCTAAAATACCCAACACAACCCATGGTACGGTAGATGAATATAAATGAAATGATCCAGACAGTCATTTGGACCAGTAATGCACGGATGAGGGAGCAGCTTTTAATGCTCCGCATTTTGGATCATTACGGCCCAAAGGAATTTGTAGCTACACTGGAGGACATAGCAGAAGCAACCGCCATGAATCGGGCGGTAGTGATTCGCGCTTTAAAAGGTCTGAAGGAGTTGCAGTGGATCGATAGTGAGAGGATTTACAAAAACAACGGGACTAATCTCCCCGTCGTTCAAAGCTGTAAATACATCATCACTATTGCGAATGAAAAGGAGGCCGACCAGCCCCGAAACTGATCGGCCCCAAGTCAGGGAGGTGGCGCAGGAAGGAAATAACCGCGCCGCCTCTATTCTACCATTTTAAATGCTAAGTTTTCAACCCTTGAGACACGTCCACCCCATCCTTTTCCGAAGGTGGGCCAAGTGGGGAGTCCTTGGAGAAAAGCCAACCGTGCTTCGCAAATTCTTGTTGCAATTTCACGACCGTTTGCCTCTTCAGCAGCCGCAATTGTGGCGGGTCCGACTTGTCCGTCTTGACCCACACCGCATACCTGCTGAAGGGTTTTTGCTGCACGGGTTACCCCACTATTAACAGCCATATCAAAAGTGGCATAGTCAATGCCAAGAGGAAGTTCGTCGCCATTTATCTTATCCCAGTAATTTTTTTTGTACAGGGGAGCGACATCTTGAACAGAAAGATTTTTCATGTCGTCTTCCGTCACCGGATGACCGACCCAATCTTCCCATACTTTTTGAGTAACGCCGTGGTTCGTTCGACCCCCCGGATCGCGGGGATCATTAACATAACCGCCTTCTTCCTTCAAGACTAAGGCTAAACATTGATCAAAATTATCTTTCACTGTTTATTTCCTAAAGAAGCAGTAAGCGCATCAGTTTTCTGTTTAGAGCCAGCGGATGAGCCGAAATAAAAGCCCATGACGCTGGTCCACGCCGTACCAAGAGTGCCGATAAGCATTAGGAGAGCCTCACCACCAGTGGCGGGCAGACCGAAGTGCAGAATGTACGCAATGATGCCGAAGAAGCCCAGCGTGACGCCTACCGCCAATACACGGGGAATCCAGTCACGGGTAGCGATCTGCATCTGGCGGGCTGAATCACGGTCTTCCTCCGATATCTTTTCCAGATCAATGTCCAACGACTTCATCTGAACTTTGAAGTCCGCATCAATCTTTTTCAGGGCCGCCAACTGATCACCTGTTGGATTAGCAAGAGCCGACATGATGTCGTCTTCAGTGCCATTTTCATGACCAAAAAGGGCATTTGATATAGCTTTAACCGCCATGCCACCAACAGGTCCAAGCAATGCCGTCGCGATAGTTGGGGCAACTGAACCAAGCAATGGTCCAAAGGTCTTAAGAATGTCCATCTTATTTCACCGTTATCATGAGGAAAATGCCAATTGCACCGATACCTACTACCAGAAAACCAACGATGCTGCTAACCATAATTAAATCCTTGCGGTTTTCTTCTTGCTCCTTTAACGCAGCAGCCGCCTGACGTGCAGCCTCTTTCCGCATCTCAATGACAGACCGCTGGATGCCTTCCCATGCAGCAGGGCCGTACTGACCCACAAACATGTTCTTAACATCCAACTGCATCTGCTGGGCCTTGGCCTTGGCGGCGTAAATCTTAACCGCCTCCGCCTCAAACTCCGCCTGAGACTGGAACATTTTCTTTTTGCGCGGCGTTGACGCAATCGTAACGATTTGGGCAACTTTACTGAAAAGATTACCCACCTTCTCCGCAGTCTCCATCACATCCTTGCCCGAATCCACGGCGGACTTGATGGAGTTATAGATGGCGGTTGCACCCGCTATGAGCGTAAATGGATCCATTACACACGTCCCTGAGCAATCCGAAGAGCATGAACAATTGCGTCATCATCCACCGAAAGCATGGGCTTTGTGTGACTATCTAATTCTTTTTTCGCTTCTTTGAAAAGTTTATCGGCGTTAGGGATGCGACCACCTGTCGCACGTATTGGGCGCTTGTAAGCTTGTAACTCCGCCAAATTCATTGGCATTGCTAATGGCGGCTGCCCTTCAATGCCGGATGCGCGGCCCGTAAAGACATTATCCATAGAAGACGGCTGAGGAACAATTGGATGTGTTTTCTTCCAGTTTTGCAATTCTTGTAAAGAATGCGGCATTTCGATGGTAGGCGCGTCATCCAATACGCTACCGCCTTCAGCGCGATGAACAATTCCGCCTTGCTCGTACTTACGATTAACCTTCACGCGGTTGTGGTCGAAGACGACGTAGTTGTGGGTGCCAAATCGCTTTTCTCTTGATTGTTCATCAAGATATTTGATTCCATGAATGCCATTTGCTGACAAAGAGCGGGAAAGTTCTTCTGGTTCAAAAACTTTTGAAAGCATATTATGAACTGCACCGCCAGACAAAGTATCCCAACGCGAATGCTTTTTGTTTTCTTCATCCTTAATTGGCCCTCTAAAAGAACCAATCATAAATTTTTTATTTCCCGCCTTTTCGTGGGCGCTCATTAAAGTATCAAAAACTGCATCTTGAATATGAGATGGTTGTAAATCAACTGGATTATCCCAATCCAAAAAGTGATCAGGATGCGCGTCGATGGCGACCTCGTACATGTGGCCACCGGGGAGAAATTCTCCGTTTTCAAAATGTTTTTTAACAGCAGAAACAGCTTCTGCGGTCATAGCTGGAGCCGTATGACCCGCCCCATTTTTATGTTTATCCAACCATGCAATAGCCCCTTCTGGAGTATTATCGCCGAAGGTAAGAGCCATTTGCCCAATACGTTTATGCAATGAGTCTATGGTATCGGGTGCTTTAAGCGTAGGAGATAAATTATTTTTATATCCTTTTGCTACACGTTCATTTTCAGCAAAATACAGCCCATGCCCATACGATTGTGCGCCTTCACCCGTGCCGATCTTGGACGTGTCAAATTGTTCAAAATCATGCGGGGAGCCGTGGTAGGCGGTGATCCCGTTTTGATTTTCTTCGTCCATCACGCTCTCCCGCTAAATACAGGTTCACCCACTTTCGCGGTAATAATATGAGTTCCCGGAATCATACTGGCGGGATGCCGCGAAGATTTTCTTTTCCCAACTTTCCCCCCATCCTTTCGTCCTACAACATTTGCTGAACCAAGACCGCCTTGAGCAGCTAAAACTGCTAACATGCGTGAGATACCAGCCCGTGCGGTGGGATCTTTTGAAATTTCATCATACGCATCGCGAATTTGCGACGAATCATTTGATGTTAATTTTGAAATCAAACTACGTGCGTATTTATCTCCAAGGTAATGGTTGCCGAATTGGGCAATAATACGGGCCAACCCTAACCCATGAAACATTTGAAACGCGATAATCGTTTCTAAATCATGCGTGACCCGTTGTTGTGAGCCGCCCAATCTACGGGCTTGCTGCACCGCATCAGAAATAACAGACTCCGTATTGGCGAACCTTTGCAAATCACCTAACTGCACGGGATCCATAGCGTTCTTTAATGCATTATACATTGGTCCCGGCGTGAAATAAGTCTGCAAAGCGCGGGAATTAATTGACCCATCAGAATTGCGGGCTTTAGAAAGCATGTCCGCCATGACGCCTTGAGTAAATAAGTTCTTCTCCTGATCCGTCATCTGCGATGTTGCATTTTGGATTTGCGAAGATTTTAACGCACTCCGACGGCTGCCAAAGAAATTTAAACCAAACGTAAAAGCATCATTTTCCCCACGGAAAAGATTGGTAGAGTTAAAAGCTTTTGCGTATGCGGCGTTGTAAAGCTTACTGTCCGGGTCTGTTAGTGAATCAACAATATTACGGCGGAAATCAATCAACTTTGATTTTACACCGCCACGGGTGCTGCCCGGCAGATCATCAATGATGTCATTTAAATTTCTCTGGAAATAATCCAAATACTTAGCATTAACCGCATCAGGATTAGTAAATTCAAACATTTCAGCGGGCTTTCCACCCGAAATAACGTTTTTAGTCACAAATGGGCTTTCAATTTTTTGTGCTTGCCCATACTCCATGCCCTTAGCAGCAGCTTCGTAATCTGCCTCCCGCGCAAGTTCATCTTCTGTTTTTATGATGGCTTGACGAACCTCAGGAAGATTAATGTAATTGTTCCACGATTTATCCCATGCTCCCCGCGCATTGTCTGGATCATACGCTTTCGCATATGCATTGTTTTTTTCTTCCTGCGCGACTTTCTTCGCTTGTTTTAAAATTTGATCAGCATTCAAATCGCTGTCGGTCATATCTTGTGCAAAATCAGTAAAACGACGTGAGCCATTTTGAAGACGCGAACTTAAAGTCTGGCGGAAATCATCAGCCAACTCTGGTTGATCTTGGAAAGCGCGCTTAATGAAGGCTTGCACATTTGGGCCGCCAAGATCCGTAACCAATACGGGCTGACCCTGTTCCATAGCTTTTTGATAATCGTCAAACGTCATTTTGACATTGCCGGATTTAACATCCTGATCGTAGGCTTTCGCAAATTCCCTAAGCTGGAAGTTGTCTTTGCCGCTGCCCATTGCTTTCATCCAGTCAGGGGCAAACTTTTCCGCGACCGTTCCAATGGCTGATCCCGCAAGCCCAAGACCCGCGCCTAATCCGCCGCCTATAAGAGCGGATTCACCAACGCTTGGTTGTTCAGATTCTGGCGTAGTACCAATCTTTGATGCAGCAGCAGCACCAGCCCCATACCCAGCACCTTCCGCTGCCAGACCCGCAAAGCGCGACCCTGTAGCGGCCTCCGCAATGTCAGCAATACCACCCGCTGGTAACGCTAATCCACCCGCTATTTCCGCACCCGTTGAAATATAAGGATGCTGCCCCGCAAGAGCGCGTCTTGTCGCTTCCATTCCCGCTTTAATGTTTTGACGGCGCTCAGAATAAGTCGCACCTTCCGCCTCAGAAATATCCGATGGAAGGGCAGCGGAAATGTCCGCTCCAATTTCAGATGCGATGTCACCGACAATTGGAATACGATAAATACCAGCCTCTACACCGCCTAAAGTTCCTAAAGCAGCGGCTCTTTTTTGCGCTTCCGGCATAAATTTTTGGATACGCTGCTCATATTCATCCGTAGGGGGTGAGGGTTCTTGTGTTGAGTCGGTTGGTTTTTTAGACATAACAACATCAAAAGGATCCTCAGCCTGTTGAGAAGAGTTTATCTGCCCAACAGGACTACGTTGCATTACAGCATCAAAAGGATCCGTCGATTGATCGTCAGCCATTTTAATTCACCAACCACCGCGATAAGTTTGAAATGTCAGGATATTTTTTAGAGAAATATTCAGAAACCTTAGCATCAAACTGTGCTTTTGTTCTTGTTCCATCCAATAAATCCGTGACCAAATTGTGCGTTTTACCGTTGCTATCTTTCCAACTATTTTGTGGAGAGACAAGCGTTTCAAGCACATCTTGCTCATGGTTGTATCTATCAGTTGGCATCGCATTTTGATACGCTTGTTGAACATCCGTACCCATGCCGCCCGTCTTCGCACCATAAGCGTTAACTATTTTTTGATAGTCACGACCCATGACGCTCTGTCGCGCTAAACTGGTGAAAAGTTTATTCGCGGATTCGGATTCCAATTCCACATTTGGTTGAGCATTGGCTGTTGCTTCAACAAGCCTTGCCGCACCATTATGCGTAATTGATCCAACTTGTGCGTTAGCCAAAAACTGGCGAATTTTATTAAGTTCCTGTTGAGCGACAACTGGATTATCACTTTCTGGCGAAGGACCGTCATATCCCAAAGCCCTTGCTGTGGAATAAGCAATTCTACGCGCAGAGTTTGCTAATTGTGATCCAACACCCATCCCAAGTTTTGCACCTTCGGCTGATGTCAAAGCTTGCGCCATTGTTTTTAAATCACCCAATCCACCGTTTGCTGCCGCTGCAACCCTTGCAGCTTCTTGCTGTTCTCTCATAAATTCACTTTGATATTGGGCTGCCGTTTCCGGTTTCTGCATAAACTTTTGTTCATTCATGCGTCTGAAATTTGCGCCATAATTATCTAATGTAGAATCAATTGCGTCACCTAATCCGGTCGGCTTGGTTGCTACTTGTGATTGCCCAGCAGAACCCATAGGGATTGTTTTAATGACGGGATTTTCTGGAGTTCCCGCATAAAGATATGCATCTCCACCAAAAATATTTGGCCTGATACGTAACATTTCTTCTTCCGCCCGTGTTTTACCAGCGGTCGCTTGAGAAGATTGAGCGGAACCATACGCTTGGGCAGCTTGCGCTTGAGAAGTCATCGTAGCGCGTTGCTGTTCTTGTTGCGCCATAACATTCTTGGCGAATGCATCACCCGCAGCCGCAATATTTTGCCCGGACAACAAACCCATTCCGTAATTAAAGCCGAAGAAATTACGCATGTCCTCTGGAGGAGGCGCGATATATCCAAAGCCCGGTTGTGGTGCGTCGGATTGTGTGCGCGTCATATCTTGAGCGACTTGCGGGCCAGTTGACTTTGCCGATGTTTGAGCGGGTTCAGGCGCTTGATCCATTTTAGACAAATCCAACTTAGTGACACCAGCATTAGAACCGGATGAGTCCGTCGTTGCTGAAGTTGTTGGTTTTGTTTTTTCGGAAGCTACCTTAGCAGCGGTCTGAACAACGTTATCGCCACCGCCCTCATCCGGCTTGGATAAGGAACGGTCGTAAGGGGCTGTATAAGTTCCAGCCGCCCTTATTGGCGTTGCCATTTCAGTTTTAACACGGGACGCAACATCATCTGGGCTTTCACCCATACGACCCATAATTGTTTTGCCTACATTGTAGGCGCGATCCAAATCCGCTTGCTCCTGCTCAGGTGAAGAAAATTCTTCTGGGTGCCTATCTCTATACGAGGGCGGCAATCCAGATGGGGAAACCTGAGGAACAGCAAATCCGCGCTGGGAGAAAGGCACTGGCTTTTCAATCGGAAGATAGCTGGTATCCGCTTCATCATCGTCCGAATCGTAGAAAGAATCATCCCCAGCGATATGATCATCATCTGGAGCCGTTATGCCTTGGCCATAACGCGCATGGATGCGGCCACCCTTTTTCGATTTTGTTGCGGGGAGGATGCCCTTTGCGCCCAAAGCTTCGCCCTGCATAGAAAGTGTACCAGCGCCGGAACCAGCAAAATCAGCCGCCATCTGCGCAATGTCGTTTTCAGTTGGGAGGCCATATTCCATAGAAATAGGCGTGACGCCACCTTGAGCGTAATGGTTATGATGCGAATTGATTCGGCCACCACGCTTGCTATCGTGATCGCCGCCGCCTCCGCCGCCATCGCCGCCGCCACCGCCGCCATCACCACCGCCACCGGGAGGACCATAACCACCAGTGTAATTGGAACTGCTTTCTGCGCTTCCCGGAGAAGGAGAATAGCCCCCTCCGCTATCATTGCTGCTACTGTTATCATTACTGCTATTATCCGGAGCAGATACAGGTTCTGGAGCGGGTTCTGGAGCGGGTTCTGGAGCAGGTGCGGAAGCCAATGCTGTGTTTTGATCCGACATAGCTGGCGTTTCAACAACAGGAGGATTTGGTATAGCAGTTGTGGTTGGATTGTTATCAAATATCCCGCCCTGTCCTGTGGCTGAAGGAAGAACCCCAGAAGACGCAGGTTCTGGGGCCGGAACGGGTTCTGGAATGACGCCTTGAATGTTTCCTTGACCGTTCCCAACCGTAGTAGGATCGGCAGCGTTAACAACACCGGGAGGCGTATTAATTGAATAATCCTGTTGTGAAGCGGAAGGAAGGACGCCAGAAGATGTTGGTGTTGAACCAAAAATTCCGCCAACACCAGTTGCGGATGTTTGTGAGCCACCACCAAAAATGCCACCGGGGCCAGTCGCGGAGTCGCTTGTGTCTGGTTGTTGAATTGGCAGATAACTAAGGTCTGTTTGAACTGGAACGGGTGTAGCAGTGTAATTCTGATCACCTTGAGTGGGTGGAAGTGGAGCGGATGGAATAATAGGCGCAGACGGCGCTTGTGCGTTTGCGGCAGCCGCCGCAGCAGCATTTGCTTTATCCACCCACATTTTTGAAAAATCAGCGGCGCTGATATTGGGATCCGTGCCTTTGGGAACATTGTTCGCAATACTTGCTTGCGCCTTATCAGGATCAACGCCAGCACTAATAAGCGCCTGAACGGCGCTTGTCCCATCGGGTGCAGTAAGCAAGGCTTTTGCCCCCGTCGCGCCCTGCTGCCAACCAAGGTAAGCTTGGCCAGCAGATGGGTTTTGAATCCCCGCATTTTGTAGTGAGTTTATAATAGGTCCATAACCAGTTCCAGCCGCAATCGTAGATAAAGTAGGATCAGTTCGATCCACAAGGCCAAGGCCAGTCGCCGTTGTAGGCATGAACCCATACAGCCCAACAGAATTGCCGTTGGAGGCATTAGGATTGTTGGAGCTTTCTAATTGCGAAGTAGCCGCCAATAATCCAGCCGGAAGAGTACCTTCCAATTCTTGTTGGCGTTGCAAGGCAGATAAACTTGTGCTGTTGGCGGGAATGCCACTGTAACCGCCAGAATCAATTGTCGTAGTTGGCGCTACTTTGGTGGTTGCAAGATCAGCGCCGCCAGCCAATGGGTCAGTAATATTGGACGTATTTGCAGAAGTATCAGTTTGATTTGTTTGCTGAACTGGAGCAACAGTTGGCGATAATTGAGTTGCGGGAACCGATCCTGCGCTTAAAATACCCGGAGTTGCACTTGCGACAAAGTAATCAATTTGTGGCGCACCGTTAATCGTTGAAATGCGGGCGCTTACATTGTTTAGGTCTCCGTTCGCAAACTTATCCGCATATTCTTGCGCCGTTAATCCGCTGGTCGTGTTCGGATAAGGCGTTCCATCCGCCCTAAGGAATGGATTTCCATTGCTGTCCACAGCAACGCGGTTGCTTGAATTTAAAACAGCATTCATCGTTCCCGAACTGTTGCCCTTTAATAAAGCATTTACAGCACCAGCAATACCAGTTTGAGCGCCCGTTGCTGGGTCAACACCACCAATAAGGCCGGACAGAACACCCTTTTGCTGATTAATGCCGTATCCACCCCCGCCGCCAACAGTGTTGTCGCCACCCGTGCCAAATCCGGGAGTATCCCCAGCACGGGGATTGTCTCCATTATCATCAGTTGGGCCGCCGGAAGCGCCGGGACCAGCAAGTGACCCGCGCCCCGTAACAACCCCGTTGCCATTATAAATTGGGCTTACAGTACCGCCGCCATCGCCGCCGCCATTAGGAGTTGTTGCCCCACCACCGCCGCCAACTTTGGTGGTATTATCTACGGCACCCGTTGTTGGGGTTGTAATGGGTGCTGGAGCTGTTGGTGTGGTTGGCGTTGTAGTTGTAGCGCCCCCTTTCCAAGGAGGTGTAGCGCCTTGGAAAGAGCGTAAATAATTTTGGTAAGCCGCGTTTATTTGAGATTTTGTGGCGGTGCCAGATTTAGCCAAATTTACATAATCATTATACGCTTGCGTGACGGGGCTTTCAGAAACCGCCCCTGCATTAGCATATTTTGCACGACCGCCCTCTGCATGCCCAACGCGGCCACCATCTTTTAAACCAAACGCGCTGAATATGCTTCCACCAATGTTACCCAATGCTCCTAAACCAGCGTTTGCGTAAGATAATGCATTACCGGACTGCATTGATGGATTTGCAAGCGCACCAATCGTAGACAACCCACCAAGAGCGCCCGCAGCAGGGCTGACAGTTGGGCTATATCCAGTCGTAGTACCACCCATTGCTGGCGCAGCGCCGGATGCCAATTGCGAATACCAACTGAGTTGCTGGTAAGGATACATCTGTTGGTTAAGATATTGTTGATAGGCGGTAGAAAGATTTGCCTGTTGCTGCTGTTGTTCTGCGGTACCAAAGCCATATTGAGCCTGAGCTTGTTGCAATGCAGCTTGCTGGCCTTGGGTGCCGTAGTTAGCAAGATTAATTCCAGACTGGTTCATAAGCTGTTGGCTCTGCAATTGAGCATTAGCCTGTGCTTGCTGTTGAGTATTAAACTCACCTTGGGCCTGATTGAACCCAGTATTGAGAAGGTTAGAAATTGTCGCGTTATTAGCCAAATTCTGCTGACGTGCCAATTCTGCTTGAGCGATACCAGCGCGATCACCGCCATAAGCACCTTGGCCAATTGCACTGCCCAACGCTTGTTGCTGCTGTTGGGCATTTGTTTGGTTAATATTTGCGACAGCAGAACTCACCACATTATTAAGAAATGGGTTCATATATTGATTCATGTTCTGCTGGTTATACTGCTGAAGCTGAATTGGCGTAGCAGCAGCGGCGGAAAGTCCAGTTGCCGCCCCAAAATATGGGTCCGTATAACCCTGCAAATCTGAAATTGATTGACCAGCGCCATATTGATTTGGCGTCATAGGTGCAACTAAGCCCGGAACATAGTTCATATATTGGGCGGAAGTGTCTGGAGTGTATTGTGGGTATGGCTGTTGGGACTGCGTTGCAGCCGAATTTAATATATTAGTAACAGCAGTCTTTACCGCTTCTGGAGGCTGATAAGTCGTCGATTGAGACTGACCAAATAATGCACCACACAACGAACCCATCGTATTATCCTTTAATGCGCGTGATTATCGTGGGCTTCACCACCATAATTATAAATGAAAAAGGCACCCGCTTTACGCATTTGCCGTTCCAGCAACTTAATCTTTGCTTCTGTTCTAACGTTGGAAACGATTCCCATTAGAAGTGGAATACCAACCATGTCAGAATAGTTTTTAGCGAAAGAAATTAATGATTTCGCCCGTGTTGAACGCCTATGTTGCGGCGCAACAAAGTTAAAAACATCGTTTAAACACCATGTTTTAGCGTACCAAAGTTTGTCGATAACCAAGCAAACGGCGGCCTCAATTTCGTTTTCACCGTCAATAACGCCAATAATGCCGTTTTCGCGGTTAAGAACCTTTTTAACCATATCACGAACGGCTTCATAGTCCATTTCAAACAGACCATTCTCCTCATGCATGAGCATAAGGAGTTTCAAAATCGCCTCTTCGTCTTCTGGGGCAGCTAACCGGACATTATAATCCATTAATAATCCTTAATCTCTGCGCGGGCCGGGAAGTTTGGATAGCGTTTTCACCAAGTGATGCCGAACGCCTTTAACGAAATTATCAAGATAATCATGGCCTTTGTTCATATCGCCACCGCCAAGCCGTTTAACGACATCGGGGTGAACAACATATTCCCCGCCAGCAGCGACAATTGGAACCGGGCGGTAATGACCAGACATAATAGGGCCGCCGCTTGCGGCCTGTTTTTGAGGTAATCCACCCATTTGGGGTGTTGAACTCATTGTACTCATCCCAAAAGGCGATGTGGCGGATGCGGATCCGGGAACCATAGGGTTTGGATATTTAGGGGCGGACATTTGCGCGGGTTTGCTTGTTACGCCAAAAGGGCCTGATTTAAACATTGTATCAATCATTTTGGATCCGGCCAAAGTATTACCTTCGCCTAAGCCTGATACGATATCAGCGGGGAGAACATACGATCCCTCCAGCACATTCATAGGAATGTGATCGGTTCTTCCACCCACCGCCATCGTGATAAGACCGACGTGGCAAGGTCTTGATTTCTCACGGGAAATCCTGTCTGCGTGGGAAATATGATCTTGTCCGGCCATGTTAGTCTCCTTAATCCCAAATATTTACACTAAAATTTAAAATTTCGATAGTCCTGTTAGGTATATGTCAAGGAAACAATTGACCCTGTTCCCGTCACAATTGTAAGCCCCGTCGCAAATGGTATCTGTATTTGGTATATACCAATCCCCAAAGAAGACGGGATAGCGTAAATCCTATTGCCCGTCAGTGAACCGGAATTATTGGTATCGTAAATGTAGCCAGTCGTAGAACCTGCGGCTATGACGGAAATTGTCGCCAACCAACCAGATGAAGATTTTATCACCTGAGTGGTAGCGGCTGCTATTTCTTTGGTATTTTTTGAACCATAATACCCCGTCCGCAAACCGTCATAGTTTGCGATTGAGTTAAGGGCTACAACACCATTCTTTTGGGCGGATAACAGGTCGTCTAAGGATGCGATGGAAACCTCCTACTCAATATTTTCCGTCTGCACTTGCGCGGTAGCGTATGCCGCCAAGCCGCCAGAATGTGCCTACGTCATTAGATGATACATTAACTGCTATCAAACGCGCCCGAATACGGGTGGAAATATATTCAGTTTGTTGCGTCATAGGATACGGCCCGTAAACAATTGGGGTATCCCCCGGATAATTAGTCCCATAAAATGTCATTTGAACGGTTGCATTTGGGTTACCGCTATACGTTCCCCATTTCATGTCTGGCCAAACTTGGTCAACAAACATGATGTTGTCCGCATCAGCTATTTCAAAATAACCCGTTTGGAATGAAGAGTTCATCGCGACCGCCCGAGTGCCGGATGCAGCATCGTTTCCTATTTCATGCTGGTATAAATAATTATCAGTCCCAGCACCAATGGGAGGCCCAAGCACAGATTGATCAATCCAAGCAGTACGGCCAAGAGAACCGTAGTCCCATTGGTTGATTGACATGTTAAATTTGACATAAGAATCATTTTCCCCGTTCGTGCTATTAACGGATGGGTAATACCAAGTTATTTCATTAAATTGGCTATTAACCGCGCAACGAATATGTTGGGTGTACGGTACGCCATTAGCATCGCTTCCCGTATTAAGGTTTTGAAAAAGAACGTCCCAAACAGGGCAAGGCATTGGTTGGGGACCTTGGCCAGCATTCATAAAGAACTGCTTTTGAGACATCCAATAGATAGTGTTGTTTAATTGACCAACACATTTGCGGGAAATAGCGCCGCAATTTGCACCGATCTTGTTAAACCCATAAACCAGAGGCGCACCAATATACTGCATGGACCATAAGTCCAAATCAGTCCAAATTAGACCTTGTTGTGCCGCCTGAACGCAAGTTACAATTTTGGAACCCGTAGGTATGCGGAAAGAACCTGCTTGGTTTTGAGCGGTTCCTATCCACGTCGTAAAATCGGAAACATCAGACCAGCGAATCAAAAGAGGGTCTTGTTGAAGCGTAAATGAACTACCCCACGCAACAACTTGACGCTGTGGCATAGCGATAAATATTCCATCATTGACCAGCGGAACTTGCGAACCAAGCAATTGCGCGTTCAAAAACGAACCATTAGGCTGCCAATAATAAATAGCGCCGCCAGCAGGGCAAGCAACCAAATCCTGACCGAAATTGTCCAAAGACCAATCTTCAGCCGTAATTGGCGACCCCGGTAAAGAAGAAGAGAACGAAACGCCTATACCAAATCCACCGAATCCATAACTTCCCGTACCTGTTATTGATGTAGATGATACGGTTTGGCTGATGCTTACCGTATAAGTTCCAGCGCCGCCTCTGCCCGTTCCGTAAGCGGTGACAACCGTGTTAGACGCAATACCTGATCCCGTAATTGTCATTCCAACAGATAATGGAACACCTGAGGCAAATGATGCGACCGTTAAAAGTGTTCCAGAAATAGAGCCATTTACAAAAGACTGGCTAACAACACCAAACCCAGAACCTTGGATTTGAGGGTTTCCCGTAACATAATAATTAATGTTTACGTTTCCCGCATTAATTGAAACGGGGCCAGTTGTAGATGTTGCTGTGGTTCCAGAATTAAACGTGAAGTTATTTGCATCAGTAACGGATAAAACCGTATAAAGTCCAAATAAATTTATTCCACCTACGCTGGTTGAAACGCCAATATAAAACGATGTTCCAATGCTATATCCATGATTAGGAAAATTGCATGAGACAACTTGAGATCCAGATCCGGATGTAAACGCATAAACAGACCCGCCATTTGATACGTTGGAAGTAGCGGCAGAACCTGCTGTTATCGTATAGGATGAACTGGATACAAAAGTTGTATTATATGGACCTGTTAAGACAATTCCCCCGACAGACACAGGGGTAACAAATTCCACATAATCTAAATTAGACGTAGTGATGTTAGAGTCACTAACGGTTACTGTGGAAGAACCTGCGGAAGTTGTATAATTTGGCGCTGGATTATCCGTGTAAATATACGGCGTAATATTGGATAAGCTGCCATTGGTTAAAACAGCCAATTCGTTTGTCGCGCCAATTGCAAGATGGTTTACCGCATCTAAATCCGCAAACCCTTTTAAGGCCCTTACGGTAGATTGAATTGGGGAGTTATAATATGCAACCCAACCGCCCAGTTTTTGGGGCAAGCCAAAATTATTGCGGTCTGGAAGAAACCGAATCAAATTGGTCTGTGATAACGCCGCTTCATTTAGAACTGGCGTTACAATTAAATCCGTTCCCGGAATCAGTTTGAGCGTACTACGTGCCATAGGTTACCCCCTTGGCGGTGTAGCAATAGGTGAAGGCGATTGCGATCCCCAAGCTGAGGATTGAAATTTTTTCCTATACTCCTCTACCATCGCACCTTTAAGGAGCGTCTGATACTGCTGCTCCCAATTCACAGGCATTTGTTGGTCAGCGCCCGTTGATGAAAAATTGCGTTGATAACCGCCAATGTAAATCATAGATGCCGCAATTAACATATCCGGCAAATAAGTTGAGATAAAATTGGCATTGTTTCCGTTGGCCGCATAACCAATGGATGTTGGGTTTCCATAAAGGCCGCCCAACGTAATTTGGATAACGGTTGAGTTAACTACTGAAACTGCATACGAACCATTGTACGATAAAGGGCTGAAGTTGCCCAAATAAACGGTATTTCCTGTCGTTAACCCATGAGCGGAAGAAAACGTAATCGTTGCTTGTGTATTGATTGTGTTTACAGAAGCAATGCTTGGCAGTCCACCCAACGGGTTGGAATGCACTGTTCCCGTTAAAGTTAATGAATAAGATGCGTTAGGATACGGCCCAAGGAGAATGTACTGGCTTGTATTTCCAGTCGTGGCCGAATCACCGCCATATACAGCAAAGACACTTGGAACTCCAGAACTGGCAACACTATTATATACAGATTGGATATATTCCTTCGCCACAGGGGTCAATGGATAGTTTACGCCATTGTTATTTACCTGAATCGTCTGCAACGTAATGAACGCTGCCGTAGGTATAGTGATCAGATTGTTGCCGGAGGTGGTGGTGTACGATGTTGAGTCGTACACCTGTGTTGACAGGAAATCTATGTCCCGTTGCATACGCAATTGGGCATAATTAATCGCCTGAGGTAAAATGATCAAAAAGTTAGGATCAGTCGTGGGGACAACTGCCAGAGTAGAAATCTGAGACAAATAATCCGTATAGTTCACGACTGCCTACTTTCATTACTGAGCGGGCGTATCCACAGGAGCGGGAGCAGATGATGCGGTTTCAGCCGCATTAATCTGAGGCTGTGCTTGGGTTTTAATATTTTCGTACACCGCAATGCCCGCCTCAAGAGGTAGCTTTCCAAGACCAGCAAGTACGACATTAATTTCAGAAACCGTTAAGCTAAGGTTCAATTTCAAATTTTCCATTTTTATCTCCTATATAATTGTCCAAGTAGACGGTGAATTAACAACTATTGTAACTCCAGCATCAATCGTAATAGGCCCCGCCGTCATGGCGTTTTGATTTGATGGTATTGTATAATTAGCGGTAACTTCTTGATTGTTCAAATAAAATATTCCGTTTGCCGCCCCGGCGGTAGATGTTAGCCCGTCGTTGGCGTAAAATATATTTGTTCCATCAGAATATACGGTTACGTTAAAACCTTGATTGATTATAACAGCGTTTCCGCCGCCAGCCGATGCTGCTGTAATATAATACGCGCCAATGGTCTGATTGGAAACAATCCAAAATCCGCCCTCTGATGGGAATGTTATTGTAATGTTGGTAGAAATAGTACCCGTAAGCAAAATACGCATATTTTGGCATTGGGTAGATGTAAGGGTAACATTTGTATTCGTCAAAGCAACTGAGGCGGTGGAGCCTAAGGCCGCATCCAAAATATCAGCATTCGCGTTTAGTGGGATATCCCACGTTGGCGATGTCTGATTATATGTTGGCTTGTTTAACTGCTTATTACTGGTGGTAGCCATTATTTATCCACCTTCTGTTCAAGTCTATCAAATATCTTTGTCAGCATGGCCTCAATCCGGTTTAAGTGGGACATAAGATCGTCTTTGCTGACATATTTTGTAGGCAGATCAACCCGTATGTCATTTATCATTTGGCGGTCACGGTTTTGCTCATTGACGATTTGAGTATAGAAATACCCTACCGCAGCAAACCCCGCCGTAATGATGATGTTAACGATTTGCTGCCAGTCTAAGGTCATGGGTGCGCGGCCTTATACTGGTCAAATTCTGCTTTAAGTTCTTGAATTGCTTTTGTAAGAATGGCAATCATGTTGCCTTCCGCAATACCAAGAAATTTCTCTTTGGTTTTATCAAGAAGCGTAACTTCGCTTTCTTTAATTATGCTGTTGACATAAACCTGACCGGACAATGCAGTTTGCACTTCTTGGGCCAAAAACCCAACCGTTGTGTTTTGTGTATCAAAATCGTGAACCGGATGCTGTTTCCAATTAAATGAAACCGGATTTAATTTGCTTACAAGGTCTAACGCGCCAGTAAGCGGCGTGACATTAGTTTTGTAATTGGCATCAGACGTTGCAATGGTTGACGATGTAGCAAATATTTGGCTATTTACTTGAAGTTTGTATGAACCGTTTGATGACGTATACCCCACCAGCAGATTGCCGGAGGTGTCAATACGCATACGTTCATATGAACTTAAACTATATGTGGTACCACGAGTTTGAGCAGTAGCGCTGTTTGTGTAAAACGCTATATAACCATTGTTGGCAAGTCTTATTGCATTGTTTGCAACCGTACCTGTGTATGCCGATAAAACAGTTTGCGAAGAAGTGCTGCCATAAAGACTGGATGCTAAGAGTAAATCACCAGAACTATATTCATTCCAAATTGTTGAAAAATTGCTTGTTGTGGGGCCAAATGCGATTCCATTTCCATTTGTAGATGGCAAAACAAGGGTATTAGATAAATTAGATGATACCCCAATACCTACGTTGCCGGAAGTATCTAATGATATGCGGGGGGTAGCATTTGTAATAATATTAAAAGGATGATTTGATGTTGTGCCTGCCTGCCCAGAAGTGCCACTTGAATCACCCAATATAGATGAAACGCCGCCAGTAGACGTGTAACGTATAAAGTTCCCGTTAGAGCCGGAAACATCCAGTTTAACGCCCGGCGAAGTCGTCCCAATACCCACATTCTGGCTGGCATCTATATACAGCGCATTAGTACCCGCCGTAGATACGCCCCATGTTGTGGCGGATGGGTAATAGACACCCGTGGTAGGTGTGGTGGTGTTCGTGTCAGCGGGAGCAGATGCTGAACCAAGGACGTTTTGTATTCCCGCACTTCCTGATAGTGTGATGGCCATATTATGCTCCTACCTTGGCTTGAAGGGCGGTGATTTCAGCGGCTTGGGCGTCTACTTTGGCGGAAAGTTCTTGAATTGCTTTTACAAGCACAGGAATTAATGCGCTTGGGCCAACTGACTTATATGGGTTAGAAGGATCATTACTTTCTCCCCATACATCCGTTGCTTCAGGAAATACTTGTTCTATTTCTTGTGCAATAAATCCAAGTTGGTTTTTCTTACCGTTACCTTGTCCTTCTTTCCAATCAAAACGACGTGGTTTTAAAGCGGTGATAATGTTTAAACCATCTGTAGCATCTACAATGTTTTCTTTAAGCCGTTGATCTGAAGCTGATTGAACAGTTGTATTTTGAGCAAAAAGAGTACCATCACCACGTACCCTAAACGCGTAAGCGCCCCCGCCTGAATAATAACAAGCAAGAATACTGTATGCGGTAGAAGCACCTTGCCCTGTGATCATCTGCACAAGTTCGCCAGTATATCCAGTAGTTCCGTTATTAATAAAACGCGAAGCACCACCCGCACCAGATATATTAACGTCTACTTCTAATTTTCCGTAAGATGACGTCGTCGTCCCCACCAGCAGATTGCCGGAGGAGTCGATGGTGGCACGGATAGTATTATTAGTGCCAAATTGAATAGGATAAGCGCCGCCATTTGATAAAATTGTAGCGTAAGCAGACGAACCGCTGACAAGATTGCCGCCAGAACTATTTTCTGTTCCAACCACAGATGTAGTATTGCTTACAAATGCCAAATATGGTGAGTTTGTACCAGTCGTTACACCAACAACAACTTTCATATCAGTTGAGGAATTTGGTTGGACAAAATTAACTCTTGCGCCACCAATCTGGGAAGTCGTCCCCACCAGCAGATTGCCGGAGGAGTCGATGCGCATACGTTCTGCCAAAGTGCCACTACCAATGGTGGCAAACTTCATTACACTGCCTTCAGACCCAACTGTTCCACTTACGCATACTGTCTGGATATAGGCTTGCTTAATAGGAGTTGAGTTGTTGTAGGCAAAGAAGTTAAGTGCGCCGCCGCTTACCCCATCAGGTGCGGATTGATAAAGAATACCGGTTCCATCTAAATTTGAAAATGTTCCAACAGTCAATTTATTGTAAGAACTAGGAGAAGTCGTCCCAATACCTACATTCTGGGACGTATCAATCGTCATTGCGGTCGTACCCGCAGACTGAATCGTCAATGCAGTAGCCGCCGCACTTGTGATTGTATTGGTTGTTGCAGCCGCGCCAAAGGTTACGCCGCCCGTGGAACCAAGCGTCATGTTAACCGTACCAGAAGATGGTTCTTGGATAACTGTTGTTTTAAGAGTTGCGGCCATGAATTAGGTTCCTGATGTGGATGCAAGCAAATAATAC